TCTCCCACCCAACAGGCATGGAGATGAGAAGGAGGCGGGACATAAACCCCCCTTTAAACGCATCACTAGGGAGCATTGATTGCATCCAGTCTGGGGTGGAGGCCCCAAGGAGGGAGAGACAGACGTTGTATAGTCTTTGATCCCCTCTCATAACAGTTTCAGAAGACCATTCATCGTGGCAGTCGTATAGTTCGGTTAGGAGAGAGATCATACCGGTATTGTATTTCTCTCTCCCCAACAACACCCCAATCTCGGTGGAGTACAACAAGCCGGTGGAAGAGGGGCGGAGGAAGCGGGGGTCTACTCCAGCCGGGAGTTGTTTCACATCTACGGTTGAGGAGGCGAGGTTTTTTACAAGTGCCTCAGGGGTGATTTTTGCTGAGAGGATTCGAGGCTGGAGATGCATAGGAAGTTTCACCAACAACTTCCTCCCAACAGCTAGGGCGGCAGTCTTATGCCCCACTCCTTGGGGGGCGACCAATACAATCCAGGGGTTGGGAAAGAGAGTGGGGAAAATCTCCGCTCCACTTCTTTGGAAACTGATCTTTCTATTCACTACAGACCCTATGACGCACGCCCCCACAAAGAAGTGAAAGCGAGGACACACCTCTGTCTCTTTTGTCATATCGTAGTAGTGGCGAAAGAATCCCTCTTCGGGAATGTGATCTACCACCTCATCTTTTGGAGTCACACCCACCAGCCGCCCTTCGGAGGATTTGAACGTTTCTCTCTATTTGTTCGAGTTGGTGATCCTTCAACTTCAAATCGAAGTCGAGAGGAGGGGTACTCAGTCTCCTCTCCCTCTTCTCCAAATCCTCTCCATACAAGGCGTATTTGATGGGAGCGCTGGTGTCTAAAGAGGCGGGAGGTCTCCTCCTAATTTCATCCAGGGTGCGGAAACCGAAGTAGTGGTATTGACGACTGGAGATGTTGTCCACCACTCTTTGTCTTGGCCTCCTGAAGGGGAGAGCAACAACATCACATACTTGGTTTAGGCGTTCGAGATCCTTTTTGTACCCCTGCCAGGTGCCTATCACCTTGAAACTATCCTTCCCCCAATGATCCCTTATCTCTATAAGTTGGAGGATTTGATGATGGGTCTTGATTGGATCGTTGAAGGTTTCTTCTGCCACAACGTGGGTGGGGTGGACCATCTTAGCCGCCTTGAGGATCTCCTCCAACCCGAGGGAGTATCCCAACTCGTGGAAGGAGTTATCCAACCATACCTCGTGTCCCCTATCCCCCTGTTTCTTGTAGAACTTAACGTAGGAGGAGTTGGAGCCGAATTTCAGGACGAGGTGGGCTAGACAGAAATCGAAGTCACACAACCTACTCAAGTCGAAAAGATGGTTGATAGGAATCTCCATTGACAGTTTCAAAATGGCACCTCCTGAAGGGGGTCGTATACTTCCCAGGGGAAGATTACATGGTTGGAGGTGTTTATATCCTGCCCCACGATGTGGGGACCTTGCTTAAACCTCCCCCCATGCCTTGAGAGGAGGGTGATAGCCACAACATTCCTACACGCTCCTGAGACGAGGAGTTCCTCCCCCACAACCTCTATAGTTCGTCCGGTATCATAAATATCATCGATGAGGAAGGTGGTGGAAGCTGCCCCAAGGGAGGAAGACCACCTCATCCTATAGGGTGTAAGAGGTTTGGTGTTGTAAGGAATGGGGTGGTGAATGGGAAGGTAGAGGATGGCTTCCATCTCGCAAAAGCGAGACATCATCATCCCCATGGCAAGCCCTCCCCTTCCAATTAGAAGGTAGGTGGGGAGAGTTTCAGCGGGGAATCTCCCTTTCATCTCCTCCACTATCTTTTGAGAGAGGTTGAAACATTCAGTCCATGGAAGATTCATTCCTCCTCCTTCTGCCAGCACTTGGAGATGCGAGGTTTGCAAGGAAAGTATTCATACAACTCCCTACCGGCGTTGGTCATGATCTCCTCAAACTTCCTTAGGGTGGCCTGTGGGTTGGAGGGAATGTCAATCTCACAAAGAATCTCGTCATGGATGTTGATGACGGGATTGAATCCCTCCCTCTCAAGAGAGAGACAGGCGTTGTGGGTGATGTCAGCTCCAGTAGATTGGATAGGGTGGTTGAGGGCTTGGGTTTCCATTTGGCAATACTTCCTCCTCCCAAAGAAGGATTCGGCGTACCCCTTAACCTTAAAATCCCCCCGGTGCTTTTCTGCCAGTTGGATGAGAAGGGGGAATTTCTTAAAACAAACCTCCTGCCAACCTTGCATTATCCTTAGGGGAACCTTAAACCTCCTCGCTCCAGAACTGGCGGTCAATCCATACCCAGTTCCAAACACCACAGCCTTGGCTTGTAATCTTGTGGCGGGAAAGTGTTGGGACATTTCCTCCTGCACCTCTCCGTGGATATCCCTACCATCCAACACTTTTTTTACGTTAGCCCAATCCCTAGCCATTATCAACATGAGAAGGAACTCCAGACTTCTATAGTCAGCCCCGATGAACACCTTCCCTTCTGGGGCTACAACTTGATTGCGGGTACGTTGGGGAGGGTTTTGCATGTTGGGGTTGCGACAGGACCACCTACCAGTATCTGTGCCAGTCGTCACCCATTCGGGGTGGAGTCGCCCATCAAACCCGATCCTATCAAACCACCCTTGTACAAAGGTTTTGAGAATGATGGAGTGTTCTCTATAGGAGAGGAGGGCATCCAACACCTCAACATCCTCTTGAATAACCACCACCTCTCTCAATTGGAGAATGGCCTCCTCATCGGTTGTCCTATCAGGCTTGCCCCTCCTCTTTCTTGGGAGGGGAATCTTACACCTATCATACAAAAGTTCCGCAAGTTGTTTGGGGGAGTTAGGGTTTGCTCCCCACCTAGTGTGGAATTCCTCCTCCAACCTAGCTACTTCAGGTTCGAGGGTGAGGAAGTTGTGAGCAATAACCTCCTTTGAGATGGGTACTCCCCTCATCCTCATTATAATAGCCTGATCATCTAGGGCTAGCATTCTCAACATGAGTTTGTTTAGGGAAGGGGTGAAGTACCCTTTTTGAGCGGTCATCACTCGGTGGGTAACATCCACATCCAAACAATTATAGTGGGCTAGTTGGTCGATGGATAGGTGTCCTACTCCCAACTCCTTCACTTTATAGGTACGTTTGTAGGGAGGGATGTTGGTATACACCGATCGGAGGAAGTCGAGAGACTTTTCCGAGCCGGAGTGGAGGAGATACATCGCATTCATAGTATCCCAGTGAGGGGTTAGCCCTCTCGCTCCCTTCACCCAGAGGGTGGAGCGATCGAAGATTCCTCCTTGCCAACCCATGGGGGTGGTTTCTATTAGACCTTTGATAAACATCCACTTAGGATCGGAGGAACTAGATCCTATCCTAAGGTTGAGGGAGAAGGCATCTCCTGGAGCTCCACAAAACCCTACTCCAATTACCACATTCTTATAGGGGTCGAGAGCGTCGGCTTTGTTAGCACCATACGTTTCGATATCCCCCACTATCAAATACCCCTTCCTCTTCCACTCCTCCACCTTTTCTTGTGCCACATTGAGGGGTGGGTCGTACAAATAAGCTGGTTGGATGGTGGAGGGGCCTTGTCGAATCTTCGAAAGATCGGCTATGAGGGTGGGGAAGTCTTCCCTAGACCTCATAACGAAGGCTGGGTGGTAGGTGACGAGGCAGGGGATACCGAAAACCGAATCGACAATGCTGCCTCGCCAGGAGAGGGTCTTGTTGGTCAGCGTCTTGGTAGCGGTATCCCCTAACGCAACAAGGAGGGTGGGTTTGATAAGGTCAATCTCTTGCTGGAGCCAGGGGAGGCAGTGGTTGACCTCCTCATCGAGGGGGGTGCGATTGTTGGGAGGTCTGCATCTGATGATGTTGGTGACGAAGAAGTCTCCTCTCTTTAGACCTGCTTGGGCGAGGCAGGCATTAAGTACCTTCCCAGCACTACCTACGAAAGGGGTGCGGTTAGTTACCTCTTCCGAGCCGGGAGCTTCGCCAACGAGCATGATCCGCTCAGGGCCCATTCCCTTCTGCATGGGGATAGGGTAAGGTTGAAGAGAGGGAGCACACTTAGTACATTGGAGAAGGTCGCTCAATTGTTTCCTCCTTTGGGGTCTGCTTGGAGGGAGAAGATGTACTTTTGACAGGCGTAGATAAGTTGGAGAACGTGGTCGAAGTTACCGTTGACGATTGCTTCTGCAGGGGTGAGAAAGGCAAAGGTTTCCTCTCCCAAGCAGTCAAGTTTGAGTTCTCTCCCATCCTCATAGAGAACGGTGATCGTCTTGGGAGGAGAGGAAGGCTTGGGAATGTTTTGAGTCTCTCCCATCACTCAACCCTCTCAAGGAGGAGTTGACAATAGTGGATGGTTTTCTTGAGGTCGGTCACCTTTTCAGAGGTGGGGATGAAGTTGAGGCGGAGGAGGTATTTGATAGCGCAACCAAGGTAGAAGCCATCAAGCTGCTCCTCAGTCATCTTAGCCTCCATCACATCCAACACTTCAATTCCCCCTTCACGGTAGTGGTCACTTCCCTTCCATTTCTTTTTCTTTGACATTTCACAATCCTCCTCTCGACTTGTTGTGAAGCACGTAGGTAAGGAATTCTCTTTGAGTTTCAGGTCTTTCCATAAACATCCCCCGTAACGCAGTGGCCACGACGTTTGCACTAGTTTCGACTCCCCTGGCTTGCATACACAAATGTCTTCCTTCAACGTGGACACCCACCCCTTTTGGTTGGAGGGCTTCCATGAGACCTTGAGCAACGTTTTCAACATACCTCTCTTGTAAAACCATCCCAGAGGCGAAGTAGTCGGCGATCCTGGCTAGTTTGGATAAACCAATCACCTTCCCATTGGGAAGATAGCCAATACTCACCTCCATCAACACCCTCTCAAGGTGGTGGGGGCATCTTGTCCAGGTTTTGTGTCCCACCATTACCAGCATTTGATCATACTCCTCCTCAAAGACGGAGAAGAGTTTTTTTGTGGCGGGCTTGTGGGTGTGGAGCTCCTCCATCCAAATCTTAGCCACCCTGGCAGGGGTGTCTTTAATATTGGGGTCGCGAAGGTCGTATCCCAACAACTTGAGACATTCTCCCAACTTCTTCTTAACAGCGTTGTAGGTTTGGGCGTTCTCCCTATTCCTCATGCTTTCACCTCCGCGCGAGCATATCCTCCCAACCCTTCTTGAAGTTGCACACTCACCTCACATCTGGGGAAGGCTCTCGCGATGATGCAGGCGAAGGTGTGAGAAAGATACTCGACTGTTGTGACCTCATAGATGTCGTTGAGGTATTTGTGATCCACCTCATCGAGGACGACTTCGACAACCCTCTTCAAGTCGTAGAAGTCGACCAGCATTCCAGTTTTCTTATCCACCTCCCCACTCAACTCAACAAGCATGGTGTAGGTGTGGCCGTGAACTTGGGCACACTTCCCCTCGTGGAGAGGGAGACGATGGCCGGCATCAAACTTGAACTCCCTACCAATCGTGATGTACATACTCTTTCTCCTTTCTTTTGATGTAGGCCATAATGTCACGCTCCACAAGAAGGCAGAATAGAATTAGAAGACCGAGCCATTCCCAGATTGTCATAGCTACCCCCATCCGAGAAAGAGATTCCATAGAAGCTCTTCTTGCTTTCGAGAAAGAGCATTCCAGGGAATGATGTCTACAAGAAGCTGGAGACTCTCGGTTCGTCTATCTGAACGCTCGATGTTCCGCACAAGGACTCCTCTTGCACTCATCCTAGAAGCTTCGACGCCTGGAGTATCTTTGGCAGTCTCAACAGATTTTTTGTCCATCTTAGTCCTCCATCGTACAGGATTGGTAACTCCTATCCTCTCTAAAGCGAACAAAGCGGGGATCGCGAAGAGCTCCACTGGGATGCTTCTCTTGCGCTTTTACCTCAATCACTTTGAGCATGCACTCCTCCTTATTCCTCGAGATGTACTCTCGAGTCTCCTCATCCATCCCTGAGCAGTGGCCAACAGAAACGAGTCCTCCTCCAACGTTGAGGGGGACATACTTCCCAATCTCGACAGCTCCAATCCACCCCTTCTCAGCAAACTTGGTGGGGGAGTACGCTCCACCTACCTTTACAGATATCTCCTTTGCATCTTTGTATCCCATGATGAAGACATCGTAGGTGACGATTGGTTTTACCTTTACCCAGGCGGTGGGGACTCCATAAGGGGCATTAACATTCTTGAGGATGACTCCTTCCCCTCCATCTTTCCACACCTCCTCAAGGAAGACTCTCTTGTCATGGTTAGCGTTCTTGGGGTAGTCTACCTTATAGACGTCGTCTACTAGATAGACACACTGTCTTAGCACATCCTTCCTCTTGTGGTAGGGCTCCTGACGTCTGTCTCCGTGAAAGTAGAGACAGTCAAAGGCTACGAACCTCAACCACCCATGCATCTGCTGGAGTTGGATAGCCCAGTCTGGCTTACTCCCCGTAACGCTCATCACATCGTAGAACTTCCCAACAACCCCATCAGGAGGCATCATCTCCCCATCTAAAATTGTCCCTGGAGGGAGTCTTTTACCCAACTCAACGAGGTGGGGGAAGTTCTCCTCCTTTTGAACATACAATCCATTCTTGACACTAATCCTTCGAGAGGTGAAGTGAGAGTGTCCATCATGGATGTGCCAGAGATACCTTACCCCATCCAACTTCTCCTCAGCGAGGTAGTTGGGGTCGTCCCACATATGCTCCTTCAATCTCCCTCTCGCAACGGCGGGTTCAATCTGTAAAGGATCACTCATCACATCTCTCCTTTCCTATAGGGAGCAGAATGTGCTTTTTAACTGCTTTTAAGTTGTAGTATATCTCAACTCCATCCTTCTTGACTAGGTATAGAACGCCAAGCGCCTCGTTGTAATCAAACCTTGTCACATCAGAATGTCTCTCTGGCTCCTCGCTGTCAAACAAAATTATTAGATGAATGTATAGGGGCTGCATGTATAGGCGCTCATTCATCAAACTTCCTCCTCTCGATAGATATCCATTTTCCTTCTCTCTTGATGAAGACTTGGGTGTTGGTCACTTTAAGACCATTCACTCCGTGGTACCTCATCAACTGTTCTGCCCTCGCCTTGGGGACCCAGGATTGAGACCATTGACTTACG